AAGCCAAATAAAGTACCAAATTACAGCCCAGATAGTGTACAATTAAAGCATGACAATGGTGATGTTACGTTATCGCTAAACCCTGACGGTACTTGCGATATTACAGCCGATAACGGGATCTCAGCGACGAGCAGCACGGGCGATATCTCAGTAACTGCGGATCAAGGAAACATAAGCGCAAAGGCTACTGCGGGGAATATTGAAGTCGAAGCCACAGCGGGGCAAATTGATGTTACTGCCGGGACTTTGATAAACGAGACCGCACCAACTATTAATTTAAATGGTAACGTAAACATCTCAGGGTTGTGTACGATGCTTGGGGGCTTCATAGCTTCCGGTGGGTCAGGGGGACAGATGAACGGGGATCTACATACCAATGGAGCCTTGACAAACAACGGGGTTAACGTGGGCTCCTCGCACTCACATAATCAAGCTAATGACTCGGCAGGTAACTCCGAGCAACCTGTGGGGGCACCATTTTGATATCTAGAGCGCTCAATAGCCACAATGATATATTTATAAAAGACGGTCGCTTTGCGGTCACTGACGAGGCCGCAGAAGTATTGCAGCACGTCCGAACCCGATTACTGTTCTACCTCGAAGAGTGGTTTTTAGATCTGAATTCGGGTACACCTTGGTTTCAAAACATATTTACACGGCCTTTGGATCTCGCGGAAGCCGAATCAATTATTAAATCTAGAATCCTAAACACTCCGGGAGTGCTAAAGTTGACAAGCTTTGTGTTTAATTTCGACTCTAACACCCGACAAGGTGATATCGTATTTAGCGCAGAGACGACCTACGGGACTATTGACAGCGAAAAGGTATACTTAAATGTCTGAATATGGCGTGACCCCTGAGGGCTTTGTTAGAAAGCGTTTAGACGTAATTTTACAAGAATTAAACGCCGAGATGAAGGCTATTTTTGGGGAAGAGCTAAACTTGACCCCTGAATCCCCCGACGGGCAAGTTAATGGCGCAACGTCGGAAAGCTACGCCAATTTGTGGGAACTCTCAGAGCTTTCATATAATGCTAGAAACCCTTCTGCGGCTGTCGGGGCGGCACTATCAAGCTTAGTACAGCTAAACTATATCACTAGACTTCCTGCGACTCGAACAACCGCAGATGTAACTTTAGGCGGCACTCCCGGGGCTGTGATCCCTGCGGGTAGCCTGATGAGCGCGAGCGCTACAAATATAAAGTATGAGACTACAGCAGAAGCAACCCTTGACGGCGGAGGCTCTGCGATAGTCGAGGCTAGAGGGTTAGAGTTCGGGGCAATATCGTGTCCTGCGGCATCTATAGATACGATAGAATGGAGCGCTCAGGGTGATAACCCTGTGGTAGGCTGGTCAACAGTTACAAACGTAGCCGAAGGCCTTATAGGAACCGAAGCAGAGACAGACGTAGAGCTACGAGCTAGAAGACAGAGAAGTACTAGCACCGGAGCCCAAGCGATACTCGACGCGATGTTTGCAGCTATAAATAATATCCCTGGGGTTACGAACTTAACAATTTTAGAGAACGATACGAACGCGGTAGACGCGAATGGCCTGCCACCCCACTCCTTTGAGGTCATTGTGGTTGGTGGAGATGATCAGACGATAGCAGATACAATCTGGGCTAAAAAATCTACGGGCTCAACACCTGCGGGGACTTCTGACATTGACATTGTAGACTCTCAGGGCATCACACATACTATGAGATTAACGCGACCTGCACAGATCGATATCTACGTTAAAGTGACCGTTACAACTTTCGCGGACTACCCCGCAGACGGCGACGACTTGATTAAACAGGCTATAGTAGACTATGCAAATGGGGAATTGATAGCAGGGCGTGGCTTCTCCGTAGGGGATGATGTTATATACACCCGCTTATACACACCAATAAACTCAGTTCAAGGCCATGAGATTGATGAGCTTCTTATAGGCTCTGTATTCCCTCCGGCCTTACAAGATAATATTGCTATCGGGATAGAAGAAGTTTCGCACTTCACGATAGCTAATATCGAGGTCGTATCATGACCGAAGTGATAAAGCACGCAGATCTAGCACAAAGTCGATTAGCTACGCAGTTTAGAGAAGCTACTAATCTAATTAACTACTTGCGTACTTTATTATCTGAATCGGATGAGCTCGAGGGAGTTCTCCAAGATACGCTTAATAACTTAAGCATTGATGATGCTGAAAACTTTGACTTAGATGTGATCGGGGACATCGTAGGACAGCCAAGGGTTTTTATAGACGCGGACGGCCTCACGTACTTCGGGTACTTCGGGCATCCGCAGGCTGAAAGCTACGGTGATCTGTATGACCCCTCTGTGGGTAGCAGGTACTTATCTCTAGGTGAGCCTCCGGCGGGTTTTAGAGAGCTGTCTGACCCTGAGTATAGAGTGTATATCCGGGCTAAAATTGCGAAGAACCATACCCATACGTACCCCGAAGAGATGATTAGCCAAGTTAAATTTTTGTTTGGTGACGTCCCTGTGGATCTTTCCGAAGGTGTAATGACGTGTGATATACATATCGGCAGGAAGTTAACAGTTAACGAGAAATACTTACTAGAGTCGGGGATATTAGCGAAGCCTCTCGGCGTAGAAGTCACCTATACTTCAGATTAGACTATTAAATAAACGAGGGTAAACATGGCAGTTGATAAGCCAGATACAACACGAGTGTGGGCAAGTGCAGCACTACCCGCAGATATAGAAGATCCAGATATATCAAGTCCGGGTAAAGTTGAAGACGGGTACAGAGATGAGATCCCAGTCTATCAGCATCATAATTGGATCTTTAACGAAGCGTCTAAGTCAGCTAAGTATTTAAATGAGCAAGGCATAGGGATCTGGGATGCTGTAACAACCTTCCCTATAGGTGCGATAGTTAAGGGTTCGGACTTGAATCTCTATCAAGCTATCGTTGAGCAGTCCAATAATGACCCTGTAGGTGACAAGACAAATTGGAGGCCATTTGTTACAAGTACGACAGCCGGAGGCCGGAAAAACTTACTAGACAATGGCCAGTTTAGAATTTGGCAAGAGGGTACTTCTTTCAGCATAACCGGTAACACAGTGACCACCTCAGATAGGTTTGATATTACTTCTGCAGTCGGTACAACGCTCGTGAATCGGACACTAAATAAATTCCCGGGCTTCACCGATGATGTTGACTCATCTTTGACAATTGAGCCGCAGGCGGGTGCTTCTGGAGTGTCAATGATACAAAAAATTGAGGCACTTAATTCTTATTATTTAGCGTCTAAATCTGTTACGTTCTCGATGCTAATAAACACTAACGAAGCGATTACAGTAAACTTGAATTATAAAACACCAAGTATCCCGGACGATTGGTCTTCTGTTATATCTATAGAAGATACAATTCCAGTCGCGCTATCCGTAGGCGATAATGTTGTACGTGTAACATATGACAATTTATCATCTAGCGTATTCAATGGTGTTGGTTTTGAGATAGAGCCAATAGGATTCACAGGAGGGTTTTTAGAGCTATCATGTGCATTGTTACAGTCAGAAGTAGGAACCGTAGCGACTGACTTTGAGTATATTCCGTTTGCTGATGATCTGGCTCGGTGTCAGAGGTATTTTTATTCTAGCTACCCTGTGGGAGTTATCCCAGGAGATCCAGCAGCAAATAGGAGCCCTCTTTTTGGTGAGCAAGGCGGGTTTTTATTTGGCACAGTAACTTTTCCAGTGTCTTTGCGTATTCGCCCAACAATTACTATATACAGACCTAGCTCCGGCGCGATCGGCGAAGTTGAAGACACCTCCGAAAGCAACCCTCTGGCTGTGGTGGGTGCAGAGTATTCAACTGAAGGGGTTTTTGAGATCTCAACGAACCCCCTCGCCTCAGGTTTTCAGCAGTTTCATTATGTAGCAGACGCGAGGCTTTAAAATGATTGAATATATAGATAATATTGGGTTTCTTCTGTACAGAGGTACGCTAATACCAAAAGACGAGCACAACAGAGCTTACAGACTTGCACTTAAACAAATCGAATCCGGTGAAGCTGTAATAAAGCCTTACGTCGAACCTACAGAAAACCCAAAGCACAAGCGTGACCGACTACTGAGTGAGATGACTTACGACTTCGGAGATGGTCGAGTGATACAGACTAGGCCACAAGATGAGCAAAACCTACGCAATGCAATCGACATTATGCAAACTTACAACTACCCAATATGTCATTGGATCATGCTAGATAATGTCAAGTATGAGGTCACAGTTGAAGAGCTTCAAACCGCATTAAAAGAAGGTCGAAAGCAAGCGATGAAAATCTGGAACGATTACAACCCATGAATAAATTCAAAGGTAATGGGTGTGGCGCTTCATGGATGCCACGCTGGATAAAACGTATACTCTTCGATTGGTTCTTTTTAGCCGATTGCAGTATTCACGATTGTTGTTACACGCGCGGCGGGGATCGTGTTGATCGAATGCGCTGTGATTTCGATTTCTGGCTTGCAATGCGTAAGGACACCTTACAATTTACAGGGATAAAACGATTAGTGCGCTGGATACAAGCGTTTTTATTTTATGGGATTGTTCGACTATTCGGCTGGAGCTGCTTTAAATATCGTGACAAAGAATGAAATCATAGAGCACACCATCAGCTTAGAAGGCGGGTATGTCAATAACCCCAATGACTCAGGCGGTGCGACGAATTTCGGGATTACCGAATCTGTGGCCAGAGATAACGACTACTTCGGTGAAATGTCGGAGATGCCGAGAGCTGTAGCGTTTGAGATCTATGAGCGTGAATACTGGGATAAGATTGATGGCGACGAAGTTATAAAGCATTCCGAACTGATTGCTAATGAGATGATGGACACAGCGGTTAATATGGGCTGCTCTAGGGCTGTTAAATTTCTACAGCGGTCTTTAAACGTTTTAGTCGAAGATGTGGAATTAGACGTTGATGGATTAATGGGTGGTCAATCATTAAGCGCTTTAACTCAGTATATGAACCATAGAAATGATGATGTCACACTGTGTAAAGCATTGAATTGCTTGCAAGGCGCTTATGATATTGAACTTGCTGAACGTCGCGAAAAAGATAAAGATTTTGTTTACGGCTGGCTAAGGAATCGCGTATGGATACCACGAGCTTAGTAATAACGCTTATAGTTACTGTTTACATGACTATATTGCTGTCGTTCAATGTGTCCGCTAACCCTGCTGTCATCGGGGTTGACGGGGATGTTAAAGATGGTGGGACACTAATATTAACAGGGATAGATTTCGGGGTTAATGAATCGGTATCTGAGTTTGTCGGAGGATCTAGCGGCCACATCGAACAAACCGCCGAGGGTCAAGATTCGAGCTTTGGGAATTGGAGAATAGCAGAAGGTAACGGTAATGATGCGGCTGCTTTTGTGACCTCCGATAATGCTAGATCCGGCGATAAAACCTGGGTTGTGGACTCTGATTACAATGGATCTTTGCGATACGACTACGGCGCTGAGATCCCAGAAAATACTGACGTATTTGTGAGTTGGTGGGTAAGGTTTGACATTGACGATGAGGATACCGGCCAGTGGAAAATGTTCAGACTGTCCCACCACAACGATATACAAGACTCTGGCACGGAGTTGGTCATGTTTAACTGGTTCGGTGGAAATGGAGACCAGTTAATTATAAGACCCGACAGCTGCCCCGAGGGTTCTAATGCAGTGAGCTATTACGGTGGGAAGTATCCCGAAGTAGAAAATCATTGGGTTAGAATGGATCAATATATCCACACTTCGAATAAAGGACAGAAAGACGGGTATAACGCAACGGTCAGGCTTGATGATAATGTTGAAAGGTCAATGTGGTCAAGTTCAAGTGACCCAGAATCCAAGTATCCTTTCGTGTACTCGTATACGTCAGATCTAAGGTATCGGTGGTTTATCTGGCAGAACTATCGAGGCAATGGATTAGATAGTCTAAAAGTGTGGATGGATGACATTTACATTCAGGTAGGAAGTTTTGCTCGCGTAGAACTCGGAAACGCTGCGACGCTTCAAGACTCTAATGTTAGAGATATACAGCGCGTCAAATCTTGGGATAACGGGCAGATACAAATAGAATTTAACCCAGGTGGATTTAAGGTTGGTGATAGTGCTTGGCTTTACGTGATAGACGGTAGAGGGCTATCTAGTCCGGGGTTTAGGGTAGAAATAAAAGGTGATGATGGTGGGGGCGTAGAAGATGGGTGTTCTGGGTAGGCTGTTCGGCACAGATAAAGCCGTAGACGATATACTAGATAAAGATGATGGGTTAGTAGCTAAAGCTGGCGAGTGGCTAGGGAACCAGCAATTCACCGAAGAAGAAAGAGCAGAGCACAGACTCAAGACTAGAGAGTGGGGGCTTAAGCAGCTTGAAGCTTTAGAACCTTTCAAAGTGGTGCAACGCATCTTAGCATTCGTTGTCATATCTGTTTGGGCGATACTAGCACTAAACTGCGTTGCGGGGATTTGGTTTGATGCTTATCACCCCGCGATAGCCTGTGTTGCTGGGCTTGGGGGCGAGGGTTGTCACCCCGCGACAGCAGTGGCTAGCAATATGCTGGCGCTCGCATCAAATGACGTCATCTTCTGGCCAACAGTATCAGTGCTTGGCCTTTATTTTTCCGGGGGCGTTGTCGAGTCCATCAAGCGTCGAAAATAGTCATTAACTAGCTTCTCAACTTTGATCTTGTCAAACTTTGCCCCAGCATTTGACAAGATGACTCGGTAGAAATGGAAAAGCTTAGGGTCGTATTCAGCCTTATCTGTTACGTAGAAATGACCCAGGGCTTCTTTATCTTCAATACAGTCTATTATGTATGCGGCCGCAACGTGATCATGTGACAAATCTGTCATAGCTCCATCTCCACTGGACACAGTTGTAAATCACCCCGTCCCTTCGATTATCGACGGATAAATTCAGTGACGTTAATTCTAAAAGCCTCGACAATATCATCAATAGAAATGATTCCCGATTCTATGGCTTTCTCTATTGAAAAAGATGGTAAATCTTCATCTTCTTTTCTGTCGTAATAGACAAGGGCAATGGCTTTATCATGAACTTCCTTAAGTATTAGATTTTTTATATCTTTCATTTTCGTTACCTATTAGTTGTTAGTTGTTTCGATAAGATTAAGTGATCGTCTTTAGCTTATCTCTGTAGTCCTTTATGTCTTGCCAAGAGATTATGCCTTCCGAATTTTCAACTGCGTAATCCCTTAATTCTGACTTCTGACAGTCATTGAGCTTGAATGCGAACCTAGCAGCCCTAGCATTTTCATAAACCCCGGGGAGCCAAGTGTTGTTAGCACTGATCACGCATGTCCCATTGTCTAGTGTGTAAATACTCAAAACGCTACGCCTTTGCTTCTCCTGCCCCTGCCCCGCAGCCCCAACCTATCCACAGCTCCCGTCTATTCTCTTTTGCCCTCTTCTCACCGTTAGTCATTGCACTGCTCCTGCTGCTCCAGATCGCTCTGCTCTCGTTCCAGCCCTGTCATATCTTCGCCGTTAGTAAACACAACCATTGCTTTTAT